TCCAGTAGGTCTTCTAAATTTCTTCATGGCAGCAAGTGCCTCTTCTCTACTTGAGAAACTCCTTTTCTCTAATGCTTTACTAACTGGGTCGCACATCAACTTGAACAACCCACCTTCTTCCATTAAGGACATAACCATTTTTATATAATATAATAACATATTTTTTTTATAATATATAAAAGTATTTTTTGGTCATCTCTGTATTTTATATAATCACTCAAGCGTATTTATATAATCACTCCAGAAGAGTTACAATACCGTTGCTGATATTGAGAAGGCGATGAATAGTAATCCAAATACGGACAGTCCTACTACTTTGATTATCAGGTGGAGCAACAGTTCCACGCTCGGTGTATATCACAGGTTGGTTGCTAAGGAGTTTTCCTTGTGAATAGACATTTTCGAGTTTTAATCCAATCCAACCTTGAGAACCGCTTTCAAGAGTTTGTGAATATGTTGTAAATAACCTATCACTTAAACCAGAACTTAAATTACTCATTACACCAGCAATATCAACTTGATTTTTGTAGGTATATAAATAATTATTAATCATAAGTGGAGTTCCCTCTACAGCAGAGGTTTCTTGAAATTGTAGTGATGTGTTTTCTAAATCCATACCATATACATTAACGGAATCGACCTTAAAATTATACCGCATTCCGTGTTTTAATGCCATACTATTATAATTACCATAATGAGCATTAAGACCTGATTGCTGGTGCTGGATAATAAGGTTTCTTACTTTGCGACCTCCAACTTGTATTTGTAGTTCATTTACAAACTCACCAGTTGTGTAGGAAAGATAATTGGTTTGATGTATCAATTCGTTAAATGGTATATCATAACCACCTCGCTCCAATATATCTTCACTAATCTCTGCCATCATAGATGGAAAGAACAGATAATCTGCCATAATGAAGAATGTATCTTCTACTATTTCACTTTTACAATTATCAGGATTAATGGCAGCACCCCCTTCATCAACACCTGGGACTACGAATGCTTCATCTGCTACAGGGTCGCTAAACTCAATTGTGATGGATACTTCTTCACGCATGGCAAAAAGTGGCAATTGGAGATTTTTCAAAAATGGAATCAATTGCGAAAGTCCTACAGAAAAGGTGGGAGTAGTTTTTGGGTCATCTGTGATTCTTCGTTTTGGTGCTTCATGAACATCTGCCGCATCACCAGATTGTTCCCCAACAGGAAGTTCTGTTAAATTAGTAGCATACTCACTTGCGACACGACCGAGGACACCATAAGGTTCTGTAAATCCTCTGGCACGAATAGCAGTCGCACTTGCTGCTGCTTCAATACTTCGAGCAGAAGAACCCATAATAACATCATTACCAGATTGTTTTGGAATAGCAATACCAGTCCTATATTCATTTGTAAAATGAAGGCGTTTCCATGTTGCATAGTGTCCTAAAGATTGTAAATCACTTATTCTTCTTCCTCCAATTTCCAGGTATGCTCGTTTAATAAGAGATAAACAACCTACAGAAGTTGGATAAAAAGCACCTAATGGATTTCCAGGACCTCCAGTTTGCGTTACAGTAGCAGATATTTGAAGTTGTGAATTAGAATCAAGAACACCTTTACGGTCAAAAACAAATCTGGCAGACTGCTGACTAAATGTTACAGGAAAAAGTAAATCAGTATTAACATCACTATGAACTTCAGGTCGCTCAATAACTTTGGTCTGTAAAACAGATGGTAGTTTCATTCCACTCATTTTTTCTTATATAATATACAAAGATATAAAAAAATTGTTTATGAAATTATTTGAACACCACCATTTTGGAATACAGCGGTGCATTTGTGCTTAACAAACAAGAAAATGGAATGAGGACGGAGAGAAACACCAGGAACAGGAATGGATTGAATTCTCAAACCAAAAGGATTTCCGCGAAAATCAAATCCATTATAAGTTATTTTATCAAATCCAACACCCATATTAAACTGTCCTCGTTTATCTTCATCGACTATACTATAGCGGGAGCGGTCAAATCTGGCAGGGACATCATTTGTTAGGGGATATGATAATTCAGTCTTTAGAGATTTTTCAAAATTGTAAATGCTCCACCCATCACGGATAATATTCAATTCCTCCCAGACCTTTACGGAGTCGGCAGTTCCGTTAATTTGTGTATGCTCTGTATCAAGTTCGAAGTCAAGGGGTATTCTCACGCCACCTCGAGTAAAAGTATAACTTCTAATTGGGACTTTATTTTCTAACATTCCGTTTCCATTTTCATATAATAATTGCATGGTCTGTGAAGAATTATAATGGTAGTTATTTAACCATTCACTTGGAATCATATTAGCAATAACAGAAAGTGTTCTTCCAGTATTTATGTTTAAAGTTAAACCGTAATCATTAGAATTCAATACGGAATAGAATGAAGTATAGGTGTTGTATTCCAAAACACCATTTTGATTTGCGACCATCGCTTCTTGTGCTTGACGAGGTGGGACTTCCGTTTCAAATGAACATATCATATTACTTAATTCATAGTATGCTCCACCATTTGCCATACCCGCACTACTTGCGTTATTTCTAAAGTAGTTGTTATGAATGACATAATTAGAAGGAGCAAGGGTTATCACAATCCTTAAACCCTTTACTAATTGCATATCAATCGGGTTGCCTTGTAAGAAACCATCAAGAAGAGGCAAACTAAAATCAAAAGGTTTATCTACCTTTTTAGCAGTAGAAACATCTTTAGAAAGACCACCATATAGTGTATCACAACCATTTAAATAACCTTGGATACTTTCATTTAATGGAATAAGAGAAGCACACATACGATTATAAGACTTGATGGTAGAGTATGTAGCACCTTGAAGATTTTGAATACTTAATGTTTCAATAATAGAAGACACACCAGTCCTACCATCAATCATAATATCATCACTTGGTGCATCTTCAAAAAACTCAGTAGCGTTAGAAGGTTCGCTTCCATCTCCTTGTTTAACACAAAAAGTTCCGTTAATACGGAGAGATTTACCGTTCATAATTTTAGCAACTTGTGGGATTTCAAAAATGATTTGAGCAAGACCATTTCTATCACTAAATATACCATCACCGAGATTTGTGGGCAAAACTTGAATATATTGACGAACACTCATTTATACTATATATAAATAATATATTTTTATCTTTTCGAAAAAGATATGACAAAAGGGGTCTCGGGGATATAATCCCCGCCTTAGGGTTCAATAAATTTACCAGATGAATTGACAACCAGGCGGCGAAGTCCTCCAACATAATTCACCATCAATTTATTCAATTGTGGATTATCATAATCAATACGAAGAGAGATATTACCATCAGCGGCAAGATTGTAAATAGTTCCATATCTTGCTAAAGCACGAGCAATAAAAAAGTTAGTATCCTGATGGTCAAGTTGCTTTACCATGATTTTACAACTACCTAATGCCTTTTCACATTCAAAAAGAGCAACTTGTTCAGTTTTAGCGGGTGTCTGTGATAAAAGTCCTAAATTAACCCTTCGAGTTGGTTGAAGTTTATTAGCAACCAAATAGTTATAAGAAGATGCTGTATCAATAACAGGATTTAAGTTGTTATAAGAAACACTTGGTGCTACATTATTTTGAAGAGGGACGGAGAGAATAGCAGTTGCTCTGTGATTTGTGGCAGGAATATTAATTTGAACAACACGCTCACTTGCGTTAATATTATTACGATATGTATCAAAAGTCATATAATCTAATTTCATTCCTTCATCACTTTGAGATTGCTTTACAAGTGCTTCGCTATAAGATGCTGGAGGAGAAGCAGTCTTTACAACAAATTCAACATCATTTATTTCTATAGTAGGGGCAGTTTCAAACAATTCACTTGCCTTTAAGAAACATGAGTTAGATTTTGCGGAAGTATTAGCAGTCCCATCTTGCTGATTTCCAGCACCACCTATAATTGTATTTGCTGCTATGGTACTACCAGCAAGTCCAACCTTTACAGAGCAAACACCACCAGCATTTTCTCCAGAATTTACTTGAATACCATTAATAGTTCCTAATTCTTGTAATACGGGATTTCCGTTAGTATTATCAAAAGCATATAGTTTTTTACCAATAGCAAGATTAGCAGAACCAACACCCTGATTTTTTACAATCGATGTGCCGCTTTGTAAAGGGTCTCCATCTGTCATAGGAAAAAAATTGCTTCCCGCATCAGTTGTTTCTTGGTCAAATCCAGGATTCTTTTCGCAATACAAATGAACAGCGGTCAAATTATTTCCATCTTGGGGTTCAGTCGATACAATACCAAACCTGCAACTGTCAGCATCCCCTAAAGTTGGGTCTGGGTCTCCATTATCATCACAAATTCCTTCAGCAGTCCATAATGAGAGGCATTCTGCTGCGGTTGCGAAGTCTATTTCCACACGCAAACCACCAACAATAAATGATGGGAACATTTTACTCGAAAGACTACCAAGAACACCAGAATACAATCTAAGAGCGACTACACATTCAACCGCTCTATCAGCAATTGGTTGAACGGTGGAGTATGTAGCATCGCTGCCTGTTGGCATACTTACAAATAATTGTGATTGGTCGCAGTTTCTCGCAGGAAGGTTATCGTATTCTAAACCATCGAAGGTTCGAGAACCTGGTTCAAGCAACTCAGTCAAAGCACGGCGATTACGGATACTCCTGTTTTCACTATAAATATGAAGAAGTTGTGATAAGGTGTTATAGTCTTGTATGTTCTCTAATAAAAGGTTGGTTTGGTCATCATAGATGCGGAGGTTTCTAATTAATGAATGCACACCAGATTTCTTAGAAAAAGTGAGGAGTGTGGGGGCATTTTTTATCTTTACTTTAAATTTAAGATAAGACTGTCTTGAGTCTATGTTACTCATGAATGACGGAATGTGGAATCTAACGGTGTCCCCATCGTGGTAGGATTGCTGTCTCATACTTGGTGCTATCACCGATTTTGATGGAATGGTCATATTGTATTGTGAAGATACAAATTGCGACATCTGTTTTATATTATAACAATATATTATAATTTTTTTCAATCATCTTTTTCCTTTACTTTTTCTAAAAGTATTTTCTCTCTTTGTTTCTCTAAATATAGTCTGTGAATGTTAGATTTTTTGTGCCTTGCTCTATGACTTAATGTATATTTACCACCACAGACACAATCATACCTTCTTTTTCTTCGCTCTTGATACACTTTATCGTAAATATGTGTCATATATTAATGAATTAGATTATTCATAGGATTCACCCTTATGTTCGTTGGAATATAACCAGCACCATGTGCCGGTTTTTGTCTAAACATAAGAACCACATTCGTAGAACCTTGGAGCAGTTTTTGAGATATGTTTTCATCATTAGTAATATGTAAATCCAATTTATTCAGCGTTAAATCTTCAAGGTTATTCAGGTCAATCCAGAGTAATTGTGGTGATGAATGACTATACACCCTTTCATCGTTTATATCCAAAATATTATTTATGTCTAAAGCACTAAACACATATACGGTCTTATTTTGACTACTAACAACACCGTTTTGAGATTGAATTGGTAAATTTGTTATTTGAACATGATTTGTAAAAGCGTTGTCGTTAATCGTTATGTCGTATGGACCGATAAATTCATATTGACCATCGCCATCAGTATCTGTCATTTGTATAACAGATTGTTTTGATAAAGACTGAGTCCATCCAAGTAATAAACCAATATCCAAATGTTTCGGTTCTCCAACTACAAATCTTTTTCCCATTTGAACATCTCTAATAAGTTCTGTAGAGGGTATATCCCGTATAGTATTCACCAAAAACTGAATATCTTTTATAGGCATGGAACGGTCGCCTTCAAATAATTCAGGAATGACACTCAGCAATTTAGGTGTTGTAACCCCGCTATCATTTTTCTGTAATAAAGATTCATTCCATAAATTTGGTTTGAAAAAAGAAGTGTATGCGTCGAGAGATGTGTATCTATCAGCACTCTTAAGACCTGCTTGTAATCTTTCCAAATATCGATATGACCTTCTAACATCATAATAACCTTTAGTGTAGTGAGAATGGTTGTCAGCAACATGGTAAGATATAAGACCCATATCTCCAAAATATGATGGAATATAAAATGAATCTTCTGTTGTGTAATCATCCAACATGTCGTATAGAAGCACCCATCCTTTAGTAGGGTCAGCATTTACATTTGGTGGGGCAGAGTTTGCTTCTTGATTTGTAGAAATATGTAAATCTAATGTTGCGGTGGTTGTGGGATTATTATAACTGAACATAACACGCATATAACGATGAGAAGTTAAAATCTCATCACCCGCACTAAAAGTAGGGTCAAAATCTCCGGAAGATGCGATTGCTGGGGTTTGCGGTAATATTGTTCCATCTACACTTCCTTTAAATTGCATCATTCGAACATCTATACCAGGACTCACAAAAGGATTTTGAGGATTTGTTTCAAGAAACCAAGGCACACCTGTAAATTGCACAAAATTTACACCATCATTAGAAACTTCAAATCCTAACCTTTCTTTAACCCCACCAGAATCAAAAGTTTGAGCGAATTGCCAGTCGTTCATCTTAATTTTACATGAAAATCCTTCACCAGCATCAAAAGTTGTTCTATAAATTGCGGAATTTGATACAGCATCTTTATTTAGAGATAATTCGACCCTTTCTGCTGGATTGCCGTTTCCATCTATATCTTGCATAATAAGAACATCACTATCTCTAAATACACCATTTAAGGTATTATTAGAACTATTGCTAATTACATGAGTATGAACAACAGTAGAAAGAGGAACACTAACACTTCTTGTTGGTGCAGCGGGTGCGTGATACGGTTCATCTGTTTTCAAATTATAAGAAAGCGGAGAAGATGATTCACTCATAGTATAATCTATTGCCATGGTATATGGACTACTCCATCTAAAACGAAATAATAGATTTGCTTTCAATCTTGGACTACTATCATTATAAGTATTAATGACATATTGATTTACAGAATCGAATTGATATTCAGGTGTAACCGCAGAGTTAATACCATTAGATAATTTCTTAATATCTAATTTTTCACCTACATCTATATATTTTGAATCTTCTAATGTTCCATTTTGAGGGTCTAATATCTCAACTTGTGCAACTAAAGTTCCATTTCCATTAGCATCTTCCTCTTCTTTTATTCTTATTCCTAATACATATCTGGAATACATACCCTCTGGTATATCTGTAAATGGACTGCCATTAACATCAACAACGGAAGTAAATTGTTCAAGGGCATCTTCGAAATCACGACTTTCTGGAAAAACCATATTTTCAGCGAATGACTGTATAAATGGAATACTTTGAACTCCAACGAATTGTTCTGCTATACCACAAAACCCTATATCACTTGAACTATTAACATATGCAGCATCAAAATGAGTATCTGCTGCTGTTTTTGATTGATTGCCAAAACCATATAATGCATATCCCCCAGATTTTATAGGACCACCACCAATACCATCATGTCCGCCACCATTTGCGGTAGGTGATTCATCACCGATGAATTTTTTAATACCAGTAGAAGAGCATGTTATAGAAAATGCCTCTTCGTCAAAGTCTGGTAAATCTAAATCATTCGCAGAAAATGATGCCCACAAATAATCGTCGTTTGATAAAGTATCTAAAGTGTATTGTGTATTATAGAAATTCGCATCGGTGTTTCCCGTATCATTCATATTTGGTGCTTCATCTATTGCAGGTTGGAAGAATTGTGTTGATTTAGACCATACTCCTCCCCCACCTGTTGCGGGTTGTTTTACAAATTCTGCCTCCACAATATCAGCACCTTGACCATTAATTCCAGGGGCAGACACATATCCATCACTATAAGTAATAGTTTTAGTATTTCTACCAAGACAATTAAATCCTTGATTGAATTGAGATGCTCCAAATGGTCGTGGATTGGCAATAATATCCACTTTATCTTCTTCGGTGTAAAGCATATTCACTCCAGCAAAATCACTATTTCCATCTACATCATAATGGACAAACATTTGTTGCTGAACGCCCTTGTATTCCTCGTCCATCGTGCTGGATATATTCGTATAATCACCATCTGGATTGTAGTTATTTGCTAATTCAGCGAGGAACGAGGTTTGCTCTCCCCAATTACTTACAAATTCTTTAGTTGGAATGATTGGCACAGGCATGTTCAGGGCAGGGTGTCCTACTACCATATAAAATGGGTTGCCAGATATACCACCATTTTTGTTTAATGTAAATTGACTACTGATGTATGCTACTTGGGAATTTGCTGGGATATGTAGTGGATTAGTAAAATACGAAGTAAATCTGTATGGAAGAAGGTTAGAATGTCGGTCTTCTTGAACACTTCTGTCGTCGTTCTTACAGAATACTAATGACATCTTATATATACTGTAAATATTAAAAATCCATCACTTTTAATTTTCTCTCTTTATATATATATTATGACTGATGAAAACAAGATATTATTTAAGAAGTTGAAACAAGGAAGGAAGGTGAAAGAGTATAAAAATCGAAGGAAGTTAAATCACGGAAGTGAAACTGAGATTGGAACAGAAGATAGAGAGATGCCAGAATGGATATGTGATATGGCGTGTTATAAACCTCCAAAAAAACAATTGCCAAAAGATAAAGATGTGTTTGTCTAAAATCTAAACCATGACGGGAAGAGGCAATTACCCTCCTTTATAATCGAGTTAGAAGACCCATCATGTTCCTCCACAATATCCTTCATAAATGATTTTGCCCTCCGTCTATATTTCTGTTTCTCTCTTTTTTTCATCCTCCTCTTCTTCTTGGCAGACAATTTTCTTCTATCACAATCACTATCACTATCAGCGTCAATAGCATCACAATCATTATCCATTATTATATAAACATATTATATATAGAATGGTGAAGTATTCAAAGAGAGAATATAAATTTGTTAAATTTCAACGCTCAACAAACCCCAAGAAAAAATATGACGCAATCCTCAAAAATAAAGAAACTGGAAGAGAAGTAAAAGTTAGGTTTGGTGATAAGAATTTAGGACAATATAAAGACACAGCATTAGGTTTGTATAAATCGAAGGATACATTAGACAAGAATAAACGCAGAGCGTTTCGAGCAAGATTTAGTGGTCTAAAACAAAAGCAGGATTTCGCTAATTATTATAGTAGTATGTATTTCGCATGGCGTTTTCTATGGTGATGAGTTTATATAATCAATATGTCTTTTTGTTTTAGAATGATGTGATTTATGTTCTTTAGTGTATTTTCCACCACAAGGACACTCAAATTTTTCTTTTCTTTTTTTAATTCTGTCTTCATTTTTAAAATATTCTTTTAATCTATCCTTGTTGTTTTCATACCATATATGTTTCTTTTTCTTATCATTTTCTTTCCTTTTCATATTAGTTTCTTTCTTTCTATCCAAATCCAAACCACATGCTCTATAATTATTTAATGATGGTTTAAACTTATCTATATATTCTTGTTCTTTTTCTTTTTGATTTTCCAAATCACAACAATCTATCTTCCACATATCAAATCGTTCCCACCCTCCATTATCACGAATAAATTGATATAATTTAAAATCATAGTTTTTATCGTTTATATTACAACAATTACTCTTGTGTCTTATTTTTCTTTTTTCAAAATTCACAGTCCCTCCAACATATAACGCATCGCTGTCCTTATGTTTTATAATATATATACAACTCATCTTATTCACATAAAAGAGAGAAACAAAATGTTTAATTCAATTTTCTAAATAATTATGGTGATTTACATTTCTTGTCCTACAAAAAAAGGTATTTCACCTCTTTACATTATATACAATATTAACAATTTTATTTACAATTTTTTTGAATATTAATCTTTATTCTCATTCTCATTCTCACTCTCATTATCACTATTGAATATTTCATCTTTCTCAATATCATAATAATAGGGGTCTTCGATGTAGTCAAATACCTCTTTAACAGAATGTATATCCAAATCATAATCTTTACATAACTCTTTTACCTTTTCGAGTGTATCACTCGGGAAATATTGTGCATCGAAATCACACATACACTCACTCCACATTTCCATAATACTTTTCACCATATCAAGAGCGGAATATTGCTTAGAGTTCATTTTATCTTATAGATGTCTATATACATAATTGTAAAAATAGCAATCAATTTTTGTAATTAATACAGAAAATTGACACAAAAAAAGGTATTTCACCTCTTTACAATATATACATTATTTACAGTATCTATGCTTTATTATGTATGATGTAGTGATGTTATATTAGTTATACAAGGTATATTTTCTGCTTTGAAATCACGAAGATTGAAATGGAGAATTGGAGATTTCTTTTCTCCGCTGTTTAAATCTCTATAAAATCCATTAAAATGGTGTCCTCTCCAATCACTTTGGTGAATGCCTTGTGTTACACACACTACATAATTATTATCTTGTAGATATGTGGGCATACACACTACAAATTTGAATTTTAGAGCATTTATGATTGCTGATTTCTCTTTTCTGTCTAACTCACATTTAAATTTTATTTGTATTTGAAATTTTTTTCCAACCTCTATGATTTCCGCTGTCCCATATTCAGTAGCATATTCCTTTTTGAGTTCGGTTTCTTCCGCAGTCTTCATACATCTTGTATGCCTCTTCGTTTTGAAATGTTTATTTAGGAAAGATGGTGATGAATGCTTCAATTCTGCTCCGCAAATACACTTGTAGATTTTATTTTCGCTCATTTTGTTTTAGATGCTATATGGTATATGTGAAAAATATGAATCAATTTTTTTGAATTCGTAAAAATTTTTAACACAAAAAAAAGGTATTTCACCTCTTTACAATATATACATTATTATTTACAATCGGTATTTATTGTTGTTCATATCCAACCATGAAATTCACTCCAATCAAATCACACAATTGTCCTCTTATAGGTTTTGTATTATGTTTAAGTAAAGTCCAATATTCTCGTTTTCCATGCCTCCCTTCTTTTTCTTCTATGAATTGTATATATTCAAAACCACAGTATTTTTTGATTTGAATAACTCTTCTCTTATTTCCAGATAAGACAATCTTATTATTTTTCAAGACCGTCAATCCATATACTTTTTCAGTCTGGACTGTATCAATCCATTTACAAGTATCCATCAATCTTTTTCCATCATCATATTTAATTTTAAACATACATTTACTAAATTGTTCCTGTGTTGCTTTATCTCCATGATAATTGTTTCTATACCATTTTCTTAATAAAGATTGTTTTATATTTCCATAATAACTTCTATGACCGTAATACAAACTTAAAGATGTGTTCCAATCTAAATCACCACCCCATTCAATAGTATCAATATAGTCTTCCAATACTTTAGAATTATTTTGAGTGAGGATATTTTCTCTCTTCAATTTTTGAATAACTCTTTTACTAATTTTAAATATATTTAAAGTTCCGTGTAAATATTTATCTGTTTTAATAGTGGAAATTATCTTCTTGATATTAATAGTCAATCTATTACGGAGATGTGGATAATGTCGTTCAATTAGAGAATTGAAACTTAAGGTTTTTCCCAATCCCAGTTCAGTCATGGATTGTGAAAGTCCTTCAATAGTATTATACATACTACTCAATTGATAATACATTCCTGTTGAGTATGGTTCTCTTCTATCTGTTAGCACTTCCAATAATAAACTGGGTGTATTACAACTAACATTCCTTGAATATTTAATTTTCCGTTCTAAAATCGAAAACACCGGTTTCAATACCGCTCCTATTTGACCATCACCAAAATGGCACATCACGATATCATACACATTCTTGTGTGAATACTTGTCCCCAACGATGTAATCAAATATCAATTCAATCACATCGTTGTATAGACCCTTGGAGTATAGAATGTCTTTAACGCAAGTCATCATCATTTTTTGTTTTAGATGCTATACACTACATATCAAAAATATGAATCAATTTTTTTGAAAATTAAAGAATAATACAATAATTTATTTGAATAATTGAACCACAATTTGATGTCCATTATTATAAAAAATGATGAGTGTAAAACAACCTGTTATGTCATATCAAAAAGATGATGACTATGAAACACCAAAATATATATGGGAGATGATATTGAAATTCATATCAAGAGAGAAAACATTATATGACCCATTCTATTGTAGGGGACATACCAAATCTGTTATGGAAGAATTAGGATATGATTGTATCCATGAAGATGAGGACTTCTTTACAAGTCATGATAAACATGAATATGATATTCTATTGTCCAATCCGCCATTTAGCATCAAGAAAAAAGTATTCGATAAATTAAAGAAGATTGATAAACCATTTATACTTATAGTTCCCGTCTCGACAATCACAACAAAATATTTTAAGGACAATTTCAAAAATGATGATATAACTATTATCATTCCAGAGAAGAGATTACAATTTATGAAAAATGGAAAACAATTGAAGGACTGTTGGTTTGACACAATATTTGTGTGTTATAAAATGAATATGGAAAAACAAATGATTTATTTATAAATACATATAATAAATGGAATTAATACATGGAGATTGTCTTATACAATTGAAGAATATAGGAGATAAAAGTGTGGATTGTTTTATATGTGATTTACCATATGGAAGCACAGCATGTAAATGGGATATTAAGATAAATCTTCCAGATTTATGGAGAGAACTAAAACGGATTGCGAGAAACGATAATACACCGTTCATTTTTTTTTGTGATATGAGATTCGGTGTTGAAATAATTAATTCAAATCCTTCGATGTTTCGTTATGATATGGTATTGAAGAAGTCAAATGTAGTTGGTTTTCTCAATTCTAAAAGACAACCTTTGAGAGAACATGAAATGATTATATTTTTCTATAAAAAACAACCCACATATAATGTATTAAAATATCATGAGGTAAAGAGTATCCATCGTAGAAAGCAACCTTATGATAATAGTATATATGGAAAAGTAAAGAGAGAAAATCATAAGTTATATGAACCTCCATTACCTCGTAGTATTTTGAATACTAAAAATTACACTAAGCATCGAAATCACTCTACCGAAAAATCACAAGATATTTTAGAGTGGTTAATAAAAATATATACAAATGAAGATGATACTATACTTGACCCTACGATGGGCAGCGGTTCAACTGGTATAGCATGTAGAACATTACATAGAAAATTTATAGGTATTGAGAAAGATGAGAACTATTATGAGATAGCGAAAAAAAGATTAGGTATATAGTATATATGAGTGTGCCAAAAGATAAGAGTTTATATGAAACAGTCAAGAAGCGTGTGTATAAGAGAATGCCAAAACACTCAGCATACCGTAGTGGAGTTTTGGTAAAGGAATACAAGGAAGCATACAAAAAGAAACATGGTTCAGGTAGTGCTTATTCTGGTCAAAAGAGAGAAACAAAAGGATTGTCCCGTTGGTTTAAAGAAGATTGGAAAAATCAGCGAGGTGGAAAAGGTTATAAAAAGAAGGGGGACATTTATCGCCCAACAAAACGGGTTACAAAAGATACACCTACTACCATGAAAGAATTATCTAAGAAGCAAATAAAGTCAGCACAAAGAGAGAAACGAAAAACTGGAAGAGTGAAAAAATACGATAAATAAAGGGTGTGGGGTCGGGGTGTATATACAATAATCAAACTCCTTTTATATATAATATATAATTTTTAATATTATACATTATATTTTTTATTATATACTATACAACTATACATACTATACATAATAATAATAATAATAATAATAATATATATATATAAGAGGGTATATGGTAAGAGAGATAGATGTAAATTAAAAAAAATAAAAATTATAAAATACGAACTCTTCACTCGGGGTGTAGGGATATAAT